GATGCGGCGAGTGGGTTCCGCCATTATGCTTGCACCGTGCTAATATTAACTATAACGTATCTCAAGTATAAGACAAAAAAAGGGCGGACCCCGAAAGATCCGCCCTTAAAGCGTTTAAACTTTATCTAATTAGATTAGATAATGTCCATGCCAAGGCAAGTAACTGTTCCGTAGAAGTCGTTACGAACCATCTTCTTGCCGTAGCGAGTCATAACACCCTTACGAGGAGTAAAATCCTCAGGAGCGAAAATCGTCGGAGTGACAATGAGAGGTACATAAGGAGCATATACGTAACCAGTCTCAAGGTAGCTACCGCCCTTGAACCCAACAAGAATCTTGTTGCGTGGGAAGTAAGGGTCCTTGTAGACAGTGAAACGGTTGCTTAAGCTACCAACTGACTCTGCGCCAAGTGCCATACCACTGACCTGACCATCGCCATCAAGGCTGTAGTTAGGCTTGTAGAGGACACTAGCTTCGAGTACGGTGGCAACATCAGGGCTGACAACTATGAAGTTCGCAGAACCACGGAGGGTCTTTCTGTGAATCTCATTGGCAACATCAATGATGGTCTCAACAAGGGTCTCATACCACTCTCGGACGGTACCGGTAAATGCCGGACCAGTTGAGAGAGATGATGTACGTGCCTGTGCTGTACCTGTACGCTTGTTAACAAAGCTACCTGGGCGTCTATCCCAGAAGAAGTTTGTATCAGCCTGAACCAAGAGGTCATTAAGAATCTCACGATCGATTTCCAAAGCAATCTGCTCTGAAAGAATCTGAGTAAGCTCAACCTCAGCGTCAAGACTATGATAAGCATTCAGGTCCTGAGCAAGCTCTGGTGACCAACGTGCTCTTAACTTACGAGTCTGAGCGACGACTGAAACACTTTCAATCTTAATGTCAATCTCAGGAATCTCAGGAAGAGGCTGACCAGCACCAACCTGGAAGTTGGATTCGAACGTTGGAACAACAAGAGTTGAACCATCGCTTGAGTCGAGCTGAGCGCTCTTTACCCAAGATACGTCGAAAGCGGATATGTTATGGTCAGCGACAGCGTTATCAGCATCAAGTGCGTCAATAGCAGCACCTGAAACAACCATCAATAAAGCCGTACCTGGTGCATTTGCACCCATAGGGGCAGGAGTGATCGCTCCACCAGCAGAAGCTGATGTAACAAGCATATTCAAGCGACGAACGTTGTATGTACCTGCACCACCCTGGATGGTCTTAGGAATTTCCTGTAATGCACAGTCACCAGCGCCGGCAACAACTTCAGCTGTAAGAGTTTGGGTTACATTTAAACCAAATTCCTTAACTGCTGTTAAGTCGAGGATCGATCCTGAAGAATAGTTACCTAACTTCTGAATATCAACTGTCATGAATGAGAAGACGCCGCCTTCTTCTTCAATTAAGCGAGTGATCTGGGGATCAAACTGTAGGAAACGACCATTTTGGCCACCAACACCTTGAGCACCGATACCAGCAGTGTTTGAACCACCAGCAGCTGCACGAACCTGAGTTGTACCAGTTCCAAGACGGAAGATAGTACCTGCATCATTTTCGATACCAGGAATGTTTGATGATGAGTGAACTCGTGAGTAACTTGTACCTACAAGGTCATACTGACCACCAACACCGAGTGAACCTGAACGGACACCCTTACCTGCTGGGTTGTTATAAATTGAATCACCAGCACTAAAAGTGTTGCTAGTAGCAGACTCTGCTCCACCAACGTTAGTACCGTATGTGTAATCAAGATAGAATAACAGACCCGACGGAAGACTCATTGGCTGAATCGAGACAAGCTCGTTAGCAACAAGACCGCCGAATACTCGACGAACGATTGGGAATGCAATATTAGTAAAGCCGCGAATATCTCCGCTTGCGGCTGAAGGGGCTAATCCACCACCACCAAGGGTGTTAGATTCACGTAGGACTTGTCCGGCCTGGTTCTCGAGCAGCGTTGCCATGTTTTCACGATGGACGCTTTCAAGACCACGTAGGAGACCGGTTCGAGCCCACTTTTCTGTAAGACGAGCGTTAGCATCGCCTTGGTGCCGTTGACGAATTCCTTCTGTCAACTGCTCAAGTGTAAACTTCTTAGACATTTTTATGTTCTCCTTTAAAAATTATAATTAGCGTCTAGTTTCGGTTATTTAATACCAGCGAGTGTCGCCCATCGGTTCGTCTGCTTCGACTCATTCACTGTGGAACTACCACTGCGAGTCGGCTTTGATGATGAACCAAGTACTCTTCTCGTGCCCTCACTTAGGGACTTCTTGTTAAGCGATTGTGTTAATCCTTCATAGACCAACTTCGCTTCACGGATTGTCTTGGCATTATCTAGAGCCTCGACTATGGCACGCTGCTGCTTAGAACTTACACTACGATTCTGGATCAGTTTGTTCACGTATAGCAACTTTGCGTTAAAAAGATTCATTTCTGCGAGCTGCTTCTTCAACTCTTTATTTTCTCTAACAACCTTGGAGCTGCGTGCACGGCGTCTGCGACGGCGCTCTGCGACTGGGCCAGTTGTTGCTTCAGGAGCTGATTCTACGTCAGCTACCTGGCCGAGCTCATCTGCAAGAGCATTGAGAAGATCATCTTCATCTACCTCAATAACTTCAAGCTCAACTTCTCCACCACCGAATTGATCGGCTTCGTCCTCAGCGGACTCTCTCATGGTGCGAAGTCTTTTAAGCTCCATCTTAAGCATGCGGGGATCGATTTCGAAGACTTCATCGAGCTCTTCCTCTTCTTCCTCTTCCTCTTCCTCGCCTTCCTCGTCAGCAGCTTCTTCTTCCGTATCTTCAACGGCGTCCATTGCTACCTCGATGTCTAGTGCATCGATATCGGCCTCTTCGGGCTCTTCAACACCCAAGGCCTCTAGATCCTCATCACTGAGGACTAATTCCATTTCGTCTAATTCGCCGTAACCAGCTTCAAAAAGTTGGTTGAAGATGGCTCTGCTGCGGTTTTTAGTCATGATATTCATCTCCTTAAGTGTTTCGAATAATTGAAGGCGAAGTGTTTGTCCGCCGCTCTCAGAAATAACTATTGCCTCTGAGCGTAAAGATAATGCTTCACCTATCAATTTTTGATATGACTGTTTGATTACAGCGCGCTGCTTGTTTGTAAGTGTCTTTGTATCGACACCCTCAAGCAACGCGTCCATTCTCCTAACCTTCCCCTGAAGCGTCGCAATTCTTTTAGCGAGCTTATTTTCGTTGGAAGATGTAGAGCTGTTAATTGCTTCTTTAATATCTCGTACATTTCGCTTGAGATTTTCTTTTGCCATTGTTAGGTTGACATCGCCTTTAGCATTAATTACTACATTGGCTTCAACTTCGGCTTCAATTTCATCGCCATGATTATCAGAGTCTGGCTCAACCAAATCATCTGCAACCTCTGCAGCTAGCGCTGCTGCAGGCATATCCATAGGGATATCCAAGTCTTCTATCTCAATACCGGGGTCTTCAGATAACAACTGAGACTCAACCATGGCTTGAATTCTTGGGGTTAGGGCTTCTATAATTTTATTCTTTGCATTCTGCTCAGCCAGCTGTTTTAGCTGCTGTGCTTCAGCAATTGCTTCTTTATAAAGTGTTGTTGACATTAACGAACCTCACAAAATGTTGCGCGCATTTATCTCTTAAATATGATAAACAAGAGAAGATGACCTAAAACGCATAAGTTTATATTTCTCTTAAGTTACGAGCCAGTACCGTTCTGACTATATTTCTTACTTTTTCTAGAGCCTCTTCTTCAGGTTCTATGTCTTCTAAATCGTTTGGAAGTATAGAGGAATGACTCCACCCTCTATACGTTCCGGTTCTATTATATTGACCTGGTGCGATTGATTTAGGAGAATTTACCCCTCCACCAACTTGTATCCTATCTTTGTACATACCCGGGAATGGTACTAGGCTTTTACCAGATACTTCTCCAATGGCGATCGGGCGGTTACCGTTAGCCATCGAATCCCTATCTATTGATCTTCCGATTAAATTATCGTGGCTTTTATAAGGCGTAGATATTTTATTTTTTATTTTGTTTAGCTGATCGTCAGATAGTCCTAGCTCAATATCCTCGACGTCGATACTCTCAGGGTAAGGAAACGTCGCAGCCTTTTTACGAGGCTTGTGATATTTTTCTTTAGATAAGCCGTACCCTAAATCTTTTCTAGTATCATGAGAAAGCCCGGGTCGGTGACCCAGACTTAAAGGGTTAGACGGGTCATATGGCCCGGTAGACATTATGTGCTAGATCCCCATGCTTTACCCATAACATAATCTCCTAACGTTCCTCTTGATTGTTGTTCTGATGATGTTTTTGGTTGTAGCTGTGAACCTACACCAGAACCCCATTGAGCAGGAGGGGTTTGACCAAAACCTTCAGGTGGTTCTGATTGATCTGCTGGATTTATTGAGCCAGGCCCGGGAGAGGTTGGATTAGGAACATAAGGTGAACCAGGTAGTCCGCCTCCGCCTGATTTTACTTCTTTAAGATCTGGTGAATCTTTATAATCACGAGAAAATGTTCCGAATGTATGACCACCGTCATTAACGGTGCCATCAAGAACGCCTTCTTGAAATTGCTTGGCAATTGATTCTGCCGTCATTTCGCCGGCATGAATAGGAGACGCTGGAAATGAAGATGCTAACGTAGCTGAGTCTGACGATCCCATATTTCTAGTGCTAGCTACTGGTTCTACTGTTGTCTGTTTGTGTGTGGGCATTTTAGTCTCCTAAAGATTTAATAATGTTTATTTTGTTTTTGATTCAGAAATCTTCTTAACAAGGCGCTTCTTTGCAGCTTGCACTTTTGCGTACTTTTTCTTAAGAATGCTTTCCTGAATCTTTAACGCAGCAATGAAGTCGATGTCTTTTTCAAGAGCTTCAGCTTGTTCATCAGCGTCAACTTCTTCTGCCTTTACCTTTTCAGAGTCCTCTTTCCCTTGCTCAAGAGTCTCCATAATTTTTCTTTTCTCTTCCATTACAAGCTTCTTAAGAAGAGTTGGTGTTAATTTAATATTCTTAGCCATGTCAATATCCTCCTGACCTGTGATCTAATTGTAAGTATTCGGTAACTTTGGATTCTTTCTAATTAATCATCAAATGCTAGTGCGGCCCACTTATCAGCTGACTCTCCGAACAAGTCAGATGGATCACTTTGCGACGCAACTAAAGATGCTTTATCTGCACCTACAGTTGACTTTCCTCGTTCAGCAGCCGCTTGCTCAACCAATGTTGTTGCAGCAGTATCTTTAAAGATTGCAGCCATAATAGGATCAGAGGTTAACCCACTAACATCTAAATCTTTTTTCTTTGGCTGTCTTGCTTTTTCAGTAGTTCTTCCGATTAATATCTTATCTAAGGCCGGGCGCCTTGAAGTTTGTCTTTTTTTATTAGCAGGAGCTTTACGTGTTGAACGAGCTTCACTAAGTCTTTCAGACGTTTCGTCGGAAGCCTCTAGCAAAATTTCAAACAAGCATTCTTTCACTAAAGACTTTAGATTATTTCTAGTCATCTTTGCCATTCTACAACCCTTTATGCTATGGTACCCATAAGAACATATGAAGGTATGACTATCTCGTCACCCCTAATAGGTACATTGGTCAATTCACAAACAACGCTCATTTCTTTGGCATCTATTGAAAAACCTTTGCACTTTATCTCAAAGCGATGGGTGCCTTTATTCAGTTTTATCGTCCGATCAACCGGAGCAGCTGATTCATCGGTAAATGTGATTACAGCCCCGTCAGCGAGAATGTTAAATGTCAATGCTCTCGACACATACTTCAGCGTTATTACACGGGCGGAGGATGCATTCGGTACAATAAACGCGTTACCGCTTTTTTGATACTCACCAACGTGATGCATACCGGGATCTGGCCAGCTTGAACTCATTTCTTTTCTCCCCACCCGATTACATCATTAAATGCTCTGTGGATTCTATCGGACTTATTAAAGACTTTATTAAGATCGTTTCGTCTTACTTCAACGCCTTCCTTCATCATAAATGCGCCGGGCGTTGATGGTTCTGATACGAAGTCCCAACAAATAAGTTGAAAATCATCTTGCACTACATCAATATCACCCTTGCGTTTTGTTGAGCCAACGCCGCGGGATGAAATGCCAAGAGTCACACCGGACTCCACTAGGCTTTGCAGAATTTTTCCAGAAGGTGTGTTTAGCAGTTCGACAACACCGTAGCAAACATCACCGTCCATATAGGCTTCCCTTATTATATGAGAAGCGTTCTTTAGCTCTACAACAGAACTATCAGGATGATCACACTCGCCTAAGGCTCGGCTTTCAGCTATAAACTTTTGATAGTTTCTAACTTCTCTTTCCAAAATAACCTTAGGATAAACACGACCATTCTGGTTTAGGGTATCGGCTTTTTGAAGCACACCTTTCATAACCATCTTTCCGTCGTTGGCTTTTCTTTGTTCTTCGATTACATCTTTATCATATTCGAACGGTGTCCATTCTGTCAAGAGCTTTAAGTTATTCATCTCCACTATCTCCAGTTGATAATTCTTCGTTGAGTCTCATTAAAGTTAAATACCTAGAAATAGTCTCATCATCAGCAGAATTAACTGGCAAAGCGTTTATCGACTCCCTAACTCTTGGTATTTGATTCTTTAGTATGGCGTTTTCGCATTGAGACTCAAACCCATCAAGTGAAGCTATCATTAACTTTTTAACTTCTGCTAGCTTTTGAAAAAACCTCGACTGTTCAGAGTCGGAAAAGACATATTCACGTAATAGAGATATTTGAGCGTCGTTTAAGCGACTTCCAAACTTTTCCTCGATTTTATTTCTCATAATATCGACGACCAAGTGATTAACACTTGACTCCTTTAGCTCTTGCAAGTCTTGAAGCTTTTTCTCCTTTAAGAGATGAGCGTGTAGCTCTTGCTCAAATTTACCAACTATTACTATATCAGGATGCTGGTTTCTCCATTCCGATAGTAGCGTTTGTATTGTCGCAAACATTTTATAGTCACTAACTCTGCGGTCATAAAAAGTAGACTCGCTTAAGCCATAATTTATATCTTTTATTAATGCAGACTTTTGTTGCTTTAAGAGTTTGGTATCTATGTTTTTAGAAGCCTGCTTCGCTTCTGATATTATAGACATCGCTAGTGAATCACTTGGGACTGACGTCGCGATGATGGCCCTAAACAGCCGAAACTCTTTAAACAACTCAGAGTCAGACCTGTAGTGCTTTTTAACTATTGCCAAGATTTTATTAGCTCTAGAAATGTTACCTTCGACCATGGACTCTGAAACTGATTGAGATAGCTGTGCAAATAACAGCCCTACATTTCTTTTTTTATTGTGCTTAACTTTCATCTAACTCTCCGGCATCGTATTGATCGAGTGAAATATCTTTTCCCTCATTTTCTTCTGCTTCTAAAAGCACTCCGCCTTTTGGACTCAAAATATTAACTAACGAACTAAACACAGACCTCATTTCCGGAGTCATAGCTGGCCGGACTGACGTCTTATACTCATAAGTATCACCGACTTTGGGATCCGTTCCTTCAAACTTTGCGCGAAGATAATCATCGCCGTACGGACGCCTCATAGAGTCTTGAGATCTCTTGTTTGTTACCATTGTCTTAAAATTAGGCATATGTGTAGTTAGAGGCCCTCTATCACTACTTTTTGACGTTCTATCAATTTGTGATTGTGCCTTTATTGGAGCATCCGGATCTGTTATAGACAATTTAGAAATATCTACAAAGTCTTCGTCTTCATTCTCATTTTCATCGCTAATAGCTATTTTGTCAGCTGGCACGGCGGTTAACAGCTGTTCACCGGCTGGTACATCGGCAGAGAACAGTCCTCCACCTCCAGCGTCATCCCCGCCGCCTTCTTCTCCGCCTTCTTCTCCAGCGCCTTCAACGTTAGCATCATCTTTTTTGTCTTGAATTCTGCCTTCTATAATTTCATTAATTTGCTTATCAGTTAAACCTAATACGTTTTTTTGTACCCAGCGGCGGTCGAGCATACCTTCTGGTAGCTTACCAGCAATATCAAATCTGCTAGATATTAACTCTAGTTTTTGCAGCTGCGCGATGGATGATGGATTTGAAAGCCTTAAATCAAAGTCTAGAAGATCCTCTCCGTCGAAGCCATGAACATATAGGTGTATCATAGCCAATTTGTTAAGCTCTGCTATGACTGTCTTTTGAATTCTTTGAATGGTTCTACTAAATCTAATATCTTCTTGAGCAAGTGTTGCTTTCGCCCCGACATCTTCGTCATAACCAAGATATGCTTTGGGTATCTTAAGCGCAGCAAACAGCTTTTTCTGAATATACTCTACGTCCTCTATGGCTGCGGCATTTTGTCCTCCAGCTAGAGACTCTATACGAGTACCGCTGTCACCACCTCTGACTGGTATAAAGTAATCCTCATCTACGCTCAAAGGATTATATCTAAGGTCAACTCTGCCTGTTGTTTTATCAATTACAGGCGCTTTCTTGAGGGTAGATGTTGCTTGCTCTATATAGTTGGAGACATCTTCAGGAGGTACATTACCTACATCGATATAAAACACTCTTCTTTCTGGTGCTCTTATGACTCTATAAACTAGCATGGCGTCCTCTATCAGGATTAGCTGACGCCAGATCCGGCGAGCGGACTCTAGAACGCTTGACCCGTAAGGCAAAAATGCATCATTACCCAAAAGTCGAAAGTGGGATATTTGCCAGTTTTCTAGCGTAGAGTTTCCCTGTGTTAACCAGCGAAATCTAACTGCTGACGGATTTTCCGGATCAAATCCTTCTTCTCTTTCCATCTCTGATATTGGAATAGGAAAAGCTGCTACGACGCCATAGTTCGGGTCTATATCATTGAATAAAAAGAAGTCTCCGTACTTACATAAGTTTCTAACCCACATTACTAGGTTAAACTCTACATTTAGAGTATCGTAAAATAAGGTATCCAGTATTTCTTTCTTTATATCATCTTCACAAAAAATATGAAGTACTTTTCCATGCTCATCAGGAGAAACAGTTTCTTCAGCGTAGATATCCAAAGCAGAAGCTATTTCAGGCGTAGCCTCCATCTCACTAAAGTCACTGTATCTTGACATTCTGTCAAATGAACCGTACGCGCTTAAGGCGTTACTGTAGACATCGCTGTGCGCTCTGCGAAAAGACTCCACAGCAGAAGATTGCGCACCTGGTTGGGCATTTCTAACTCTTCTCTTTACTGTTGGTCCATTTCGAAACAATGACGTTAATCTTTGAAATATGTTACCTTTTTCGGCCATCTGTCTAAATCCCTTTACGATGTGTAAGTATTATAGCTATTAAAGCAACCACTTAAAATCTACAGAGCCAGATATAGCGGGATGAGATTCATCCAGTTCTATCGGCATACCTTTTCTAGCTAACTGCTGCATATTATTCACATATGACGGATGCAGGTTTCTTCTTTTTTCACGCTTATTTATCCCAAACGCTGCTAACATCGCTTGGTTTAGATCCACTGTATTTTTGGCAACAGAAACGTTTGAGTCGTACAACCCTATTCCTATTGCTAATGACATTACGAGATCATCATTTTTTCCACTTTGGGCCTGCGCTTTTGAGCCTGACCATATAAATGTCTTCATTTCATCAGCAAGCCTAGAAGAGTATATAGAAACTTTGTCATTCCTTATCACTTCTTCTAGTTTAGTTAAAATCTTCGCCCTACTAGCACCCTGGGTAGAGAATCCGCCTTTTCCTATTGAACCGTCACCGTACATCGCGTTGAATTTATCTTTTTCTTTCGCAAAGTATATATTCTTATAGCCTAGTTCGTTAAGCTTCATTAATACAGCATATCCGTATGTATTACTCTCAGGACAAAGTTCTGCATCTCCGTACCTTTTGCCCGCCTCAGCGAGCAAAATAGCTAATTGATCTGGTGGCACTTTGCCTTTAAACTCAGCAACCACCTCAGATTCTGTCTTATCTATGACATGGAATGTAGAGTAATCTTTGCCGTCGCCTCTTGCTACATCAGCAGAAATAACATACTCGTGATCACTTAAATGATACTTCCATACCCACACATTGTTTTCAGGACCCCAGCGCTCGATTGGAGTACGAATATTCATTCTAAGCTTCTGTATATCTTCCTTTGCTAAGAAGGTATCACCAGAAGCTTGAAAGTCGCATAACAGCTCTTGCGCAATTTGCTGCTTATTTAAATTCTTTGCTTCTTTTTCAAACCAGGTATCATTTCTTTCGGGATGCACGTCCCAAGGCAGTTTTATTGGGTTGAATTCGTTGTCTTGCTGCTCAGCGCCATGATAGATGTCATAGTACTGCCCTCCAGTGCCGTTTGGGGTCGATACCAGTATTGCACGTCCACCAGTCGATAGAGTAGGATACAGTCCCTTCCATAGCTCATCAAAGTTTCTGATGAAAGCAGCTTCATCGACGATCAATAAGCTCAGCGCCTCAGAGCGACCCGCATCTTCGGAGGTGGGGACAGCTTTTATCATAGAACCGTTTGAGAACTCTATTGCTTGAGTATTCTTTGTTGTTACTTCAGTGATCCACAACCACTTTGGGATGCCTGTTAGCGCAATCTTAACTTTTTTAATAAAGTTTTGAGCAACAGCAAGTTTAGTCGCTATAACGAGAATGCTCTTATCTTTTCGAAATAAAGCCATCCATACAGCGTACGCAGCAGATAGCGTGGATAAGCCTAACTGTCTAGACTTTACAACCACATTAAATCTGTGATCATTAAATGCCTGTAAACACTCGTCTTGAAACGGGAATGTATGAAACTCTATTCGGCCCTTAAGGGGATGCTGGATCTGTACATATCTGTTTATAAAATATGATGGATCCTTTCCACATTTCACAATTTCGTTTATTTGCTTTTGCTTTGACAGTGGAGGCATAATTTAGCGCTAGCTAACCTGTAATTTTATTCGAGCTCGAAAATAAGCAATTTTTCTTGGAGAATTTGATGTCGCAGAAATTAGCTCAACATCATCATCTCTAGACAGCTCTTTTGTAGAAAGCGCTCTATCTATAGACTCCTTAAAGTCCTTCTTTATCCTCTTCAAGCCGTCTGTAAAAATTTGGTTAGCTTGCTCCCTTTGTGTTTCAACTTGTAAGCTAAGCGCTCTTTCACCAGCAAAATGAACGATCGTAGTGTATTCTAGCTCTAATACGTCTCCCTGGATCTTACTGGTCATTTTTCTTTCTTTACTTGAGTATCCCCAAGATGTATTTGTCGCTTGCCCTAAGGCTCTTATTTCTTCGATATTAAGCATTTATGTTCTCCATTTTTTGAAAATCTTGAATTTTTTTACGGTAATCTTCAAGCTCTACTCTAGTAGGTAAATATCCTTCATCGCGGTTTAGATTTCTTAATGGCTCTAAAAATGTAATCCAGCAATCCATACAACAGCCAGATAAAAAGTATTGTGAGCAATCATTAGCGTCCCTGATCATCAAGTTGCACATAGGACAATCAAGTGGAACGTATGAGCTATTGCTATGCGTATTCGACATTTGAGTCCTTACCTTTCTTTCTGATATCTAGAACATTATCAACTATATCTTTTACAGCATCAACGTGCGAAATGATTAGTATATTCGCAAAATATTTCTTAAGTGAAGTCAATAATCTAGAACATGCTTCTATGCTCTTGTCGTCAAGGGCGCCAAAACCTTCATCTATAATAAGCACGTCACTTCTAGGAGCATTACATACATTTATTAGTGCAACCCTTAAGGCTAATGATGAAATCATCTTCTCCATCCCTGAGCCGCACTCTATGATTCTTCTAGAGTCTCCATAATCTATATAGATATCCATGTTGTTAGAATCAGGGTCAGCTTCTAAAATTAAATCAAAATTTACGACGCCTTGAAGTATTTTTTGTAGCTCATTATTGATTTGAGGAAGCTGTAAAGATAAAATTGTTAAAGGAATTCCTTTCTTATCAACAGATTGTATTAATGTATTGTAGGTTTCCCACCTAGATTTAACAGCACCAAATCTCTCATGTTCCTCGGTAAGCGTTAATTCTTTTTGCTTCGAAACGCTAATTCCTTCTGTCAAGTATAGCCTCTCTGCATCTAATTCGCTTATCCTAACCTCGATAGATTTTAGATGTTTTCTCATATTAATTACAGCTTTATCTTTTTCTTCGTCTATAGAGCGTAGCCTCATTTCTCTAAGCAAGTTTTTTCCTTGCTCTATTTTTGTAGAAATGCCTTGGTATTCACCCTCTAACTCTTTCATTTGAAGACGCATCTCTGAGTGATTTAGTCTTGACTCTTGCTCTTTGCTTATTATATCTTCATACTTTTTAAGTCTGCTAGCTAAACCTTTTTCGATTAAAGATTGTAGCGTAGAGCTTATCGACTTCAACTCTTTTTTAGTCGTCGATATTACCTTCTTTTGATCATCTACTTGCAAAGCACTTTTGCTAGCGTCTTTCACATATTGACATGTCGGTAGATGTTCAAAGCAATCACAAGGCTTAAGCTTTTCAGCTAATTTTTTCTTGCTTTCAAGACTCTGGACTGCTAACTCAAGTTTGGCGTCAGTTAGCTCTTGCTGTGACATAAGACTTTTTTGTAGATCAATTTCCTCTTTTAACTCGCCAATAGGAAATTGTGACCTTATAGATTCTACCTTTTCTATCTTTCTGCTAATTGACTCTATGTCTTCAGATAGTTTTACGATACGCTTCTTTAAAGAGACTCTATCGGTCTCACTAACAGACAATATTTTGACTTGTTCATTCAGTTGGTCCTTTGTGTACATGTCAGATGAAGGAAGAGCTGCCAACTTTATTCTTAGGTCATCCCTTTTCTTTTTTAAGCCTTCTAGCTCTGATTCAACTTCCTGTTTTTCAACCAGCAAGCCTTCTTTTAATTCACACTGCTCTGTTATTAGTTCTTTCCAGTTTCTATCAGGTGCTGTTCTCATTTCACCGCGGAGCTCAGAAACTTCATTTTTTGCAATCTTTAGCATATCGTCAAATATTTGAAGATCCAAAAACCTTGTTAGTACAGCCTTACGTTGCGTTGAGCCTTCCCTGATAAATGCATTCATACTACCTTGTGCAGCAAATGAAGTCATCATAAAGTCTTCTATAGTTCCGACAAGTTCTCTTAAAGTTTTTTCCGTTTCTCTTCTCTGCTCTCCAGTTGCATCTTCAAGTGGCTCGCCAGCGTCGTCTATCTTAAATAGGTTTAAGTTCGTTGGTGCGGAGGTAACACCTTTTCTGTTGACCTTCTTTAGTGTTTGTCTTTCAGCTCTATACATTTCTCCAGCTACGGAAAAATCAACAGTCGCTTTGCAATAATTCTTTCTATTGTTTACAATATGCATATTCTTTAACGCGCCACGATCAGAGGTGTTAAATAGCGCATACGATATTGTTCCAGGAATTGAGGATTTTCCTACACGGTTTTTGCCAAATATTCCTGTTATGCCATGGAGTGAATCAAAATTTACGACATTACCTTCACCATATGCGAATGTATTATCAAACGATAGCTTTCTTAATCTCCACTGATGTGACTTGGTACTTACTTGTTGCACACACCTACTAAAGACGTCCTTATGCAAAAATCTTAGCGACTCTCTTTCCTCATCACTTAACTCTAACTTAGACACGTACTCAGACATTAAGGCATCTTGTTGCTTAAAACTTCTTAGATCATTTCTAGATATTTTTCCTATACTTGTCGTAATTTCCGCATCAGATCCATTAAAGGAATTTTGCTCATTTTTTGAAACAACTTCGTATGCGTCAAAATTATCTTTTAAAGATCTTTGTAATTGCTTAAAGTCAACTTGAGTCATCCCAGAATGAACAACCCTAAACCTTGACCCTGACCACTCTTCCGGTAGCTGAGCTAACGTATCTACAACGTCCCCTGTCCACTTTATAGTTCGAAAAGCATGCGGATTATGCAGAGGTACAAAATCAACAGTGAAGTTGTCACGATCCTCAATTTCCCAAAACAAGAAACCTTTCTCTACATCTTCACCATAATTTTGTTGAATTGTTGATCCAGGATAAGCAATTTTTGGAGTAAAAAACTGGCGTTTATGTATATCACCTAACATTGTATAGTCGAAATCTTTAAAAAAGTCAACCTTTACACTGTCACCGTTAATTTCCCAATCTTGGTCAGTTAATGAACCGTTAACTGGTCCATGAAAAGCAGCTATGCTAACGTTGTCGCCTGATGGCTTTAAGTCAGACCATACCTTGGAATCGAAGCAGCAAAAAACGCCCCATTCAAAACCGGGAACGCCAGTAGGATATATTCCCGTTCCTTTCATCAATTGTATTTTGTCGTTATTTAACGAACGTACTATAGGTGTGATTGCGTCAAGTCTGTCTTCGTTAAACATTAGACCGTCATGATTACCTAATATTACATGCACAGGAGCGATCTCTGATAATGATGTAAACCACCATCTAAGAATTTCAATAAGCTCAGGACTGATGCCTTGAGTCTTTGAGTGTACAATGTCTCCGCCTAGAAAAATAACATCAGGCTTAAGCCTTCTAAGCTCTTTGTACGATTGCTCAAAAACATGACGATATTCATCATGTCTACTAAGACCTCTAAAATGTATATCTGCGAAGTGTGCGCACTTAAAACTCATCTACTTTACTCCAATGTTATAATAGAGACCCAGACTTAATTGTACTAATTAAAGACTTAAGTCTGTCATTTCGTGACCATGACTGAGCCGTTATCAGCGCGGCTTTGAAATCGCTTATAGACATCTCACCGACATCCTCAAAAAGTGATGTGTCTAATACTCTCACTGGTATGTCATAAGATGCAAGAAGGCGTGCGATATTTTGGGTCTTTTTATTTGCGTCGTTATCTAATGCAAGAACAACAGGCGTAGAATTTATTACAATCTTTCTAAACAGCTCGTGCTTTTCGCTTAACGTACTACCAAGCAAACACGTTGCATTTTGATTACACCTGAATAAATCAAAAGGGCCTTCCACCAGCGTTAGCTCTTCGCCCCAGTCAATATTAATTTCATTAAAGATAATATCAGCCCTCTTTACCTTGGGATTCATATACTTCATTTTAAAGTCATCAATTGATCTAGCTGTGTAGTAATTTAAGTTTCCGCTATCATCAAAAGATGGTATAATAATACGCCGGCGGTATCTTCCGCTTGAAACCGCACCTACTTTAAAGTACCACGTTCTCGACTCGCTTAAAAGTCTAGACTCTATGTACTTTTTGCATGCCTTAAGATCCGGATCTGCACCGTTATCTAAAGTTGATAGTAAGCGAAAGCCTTCAGGCAGCTCAAGGATCTCATCAGGTATTTCATCTTTTTCTTTTATTGTCTTTTGAAATATCTGTGAAGCTTCTGTATAAAACTTAGGAGCGTTGTATCTAAAAAAGCGAGATAACCCTTTGCCTCTCGTACCGCAAACCCAACAATGATAAAACTCATTGTCGACACGAAGACATAACTTCTTTTTATCTTTTCTTGAATACGTTGAGCAAGACTTATTAACACAGTTTATAGCGATATTAATTCCATCTCTATCTAAAGAGAAATAAGGAAACGCGCGCTGAATTAACTTTATTCTTTTCTTTATTAATTGATCTTCATTCATTCTTAAAGCTGGCCGCCGCTACAATATATGCATCTGCTATATCATAACACGAATCAGCCGGGATTACAAGACCTTTCCTGATACCTGATTTAAGCGTTCTCATCGGCCATTCATATTCAGGCAATTTTAGCTTTACGAAATTAAGGACCTGCTCTTTTGTTGAAGTGTCAGATTTCCTGTCAACCTTTAGACCAACTTTTTTTCTTGCAGAGTTGACATTGACAAAACTTGGCTCAAGCTCGAAAACCTCGTTACATAAAAATGTCACTATACCATTGAACCTTGCAAGGGTAACAATCGTTTTTGCGCTAGAAAAACCAGGTCGAAATGCCTGTAAGTTTTCCTCTATGCACACTGACGTTATATTGAGTTTTTTCTTAATATCACGTAACTCTTTTCTCACTTTATAGGCTTTTTCGAAGATATTTTTCTCTTTTGATAACTCAACAACAGAGGCATCTTGTAACGTGCCTTTTATTGTATCAAGTACACACCACCCAACGTTGGACGTTGATATATCTAGTCCTAAAACAAGATCCAAGGCTAACTCCTTTCTTACGATAATTAAGAGCTTACTTCAGAAGTCTAGCTTAACTCTTACAACAAACTTATCATTTTCTCTTTTTATAATAGCTTGTGAAAATGTTGTCTTACCTATAATATTAAGGTTTTCATCGTGCAAGTTAACATTCGTTATATAACAAAACTTGTTTAGCTTATCAGAGTCTTGGTCAGTCGGTTTTAGGTCTTTATACGTGTTATTTGTCGATAGATCAAGCTCACCTCTATCTGTTGGAACATCAATCTTTAACACATGAATATTTTGCTGGCCTTTTAAGGCGATAGAAAACTGGTCTACACCAAAGCGAGGTATAAGAGGAGACTTTACGATGCCGATACCTTCATCGTACATTAACGCACCAACATCGTTCCATGTCGCTGCCTTTGTTAATGTGTCGGCCCTGTATAGGCTACCACTGTGGTCTTTTAGAGTGATTGCTATTCTACCGCCTGAACCTGTTATAGCTGTATCCGTTAAGGAATATGTTCCAGGGTCTATTCTATTACCATAAAACAAGTTGCTTGCATCAAAAACAGATATTTCGTTTGAAGAAGGGTCTCTAGTGCGATTGTAGATTGTTAATATTGAACCGGCAGGTATACTAGGGTCATCAGGAGTTGCACCTTGCAGCTGTTCAGACATTGAGCCTGGTGTTTCTGTGCCTAATAGACCTTGACCTATAGAAGCAGTTGGTAGAAGATTATCCAGATGAACCATAGAAAGATCTTGCTCACCCCTATCATCCACAAATAATGATAGCGCAGATCCTGTTGCTACTTGACTTAATATGTCAAAATTAGGATTAAATATCCCATTATCATTTGGCAGAATAGTCAGGTTTCTCTTTCTAACACTCCCAGTCGAAAACAAATAATTGTTTGCAGATGACCAACCTGTCGAAGTATTTATCGTTGAACCGCTTAAAGCCCAAAGTCTAGGGAATGATCCTTCTACAAATTCTTTTACGAAATTCTCTAAATTTAAATAGTGACCGCCGACACCGAATGAGAGCGGAACGTTAAATGGATCGTCAGTTGAACCTTGGACAGTCTGGAACGGTGTCTGAAGTATATCTCTTATGTTAGTCTCTTTCACAAACATAGGTGGGACATAAAACACTAGTCCTGAAGCTTTTTCGGCGTCTAAATTGTCAAAACTGCCAGTAATGGATGCATTTATTTCTCCATCAGTTCTGAACTTGTTATATATCTTTAGCTCATGAACCTCGGCATTCAGCGGATGTGTAAATGCATAGTCGTCAGGATCTGGTATACCTGATGAAAGTGGGGCATAGAAGTTCTTAATGCCATCAGTAACTGAAACTGCCGGGTTAAAAAATTGTGCAGTAAAGTCCTCATCACCAGAAGGGTCAACAGAGTTTGGTCCTTCATAAAAATTACCGATAAACAACACATCGGCCGGACCTCTGTTAACATCTACTCCTTCACGAGGTACCGTTGGATCTAGACTTTGGCTTAACCCGGTATATGACAATGGCATTGGGAAATTGCCTGCAGACTTTCCATCTATCACAAATGAACCTGTTGAGTTCTGAGTTTGCGAGTCCCATCTAATACAGCAGTGGTGCCAGTGGTTTCTGGATAGCGAGTTATCAGAAGATGAGAATATATATTCGTATAGAGGAGTTCTAGGTCCTGACATACCTAACTCACACTCTGTTGGGGTTACACCAGCTGAGTGACTTAGTTGTAACATTAACCTAAACTTATCTACGTATCCATCTGAGTCTTTTGAGCTGCCCGACACTAACGATATTGCATATGATCGAGACATATGAAATAGAGTCCCGGCTCTATAGTTACCTTTGTTAGGATAATCCTTATAACGCGGGTTCACGAAAAACTCAAAGGAAAATGATCCGGTCGGCTTGTATAGGGAGCCAGAAGCAGGGTACATCAAAACAGAATCAGCAGGTACCTCTTCGTCGTACGTACTAAAAAAGTTTATGGTATTATAGTTCGTAAAAGACCAGTTGTACGGTCGACCGTGCTTTGGGCGATAGTACGCAAACAGATTATTCTTTATTACTCCCTTACGAACAGTGTCTTTAGTAAATTTAAAAGATGGCTCAAATCTTAAGATCTCCATCTTCTTAGTAAATCTAGAGTTAGCAGTAATGTCTTGAACTGTTTGAATGTATTCTTCTAGTAGCGCTTCAGTTGTACCTGTCTCAAGAATTGTTAATCTTAAATCCTCTAGACCCCCGTCGTCGAATATAATATCGGTAGACGTATCCGCGACCTCTTTCATGGTAGTTGATGCGTCAGGAAATACACGTATTGAACCAGTGACACCAGAACTAGATGATGTAAACGTTCTTGATGGTTTTGCTAAAACCTTGTAGGTATCGAAATAATTCTCATTGATCCTAAAGAGGGACATAGCACTCCCTCCTTAAAAGTCAAGCCGCACTCTGATAGTCAAATCTCTCTCGTCATTCTTTTCAATCGGGCGAGATAATTTTGCAACGGCCAAGAGTGTATCATTTGCGTCGTACAGGCCAACAGTGGTAATATAGCTAAAGGACCTTTGTACTGACTCTTGACCATTCTCGATTACGACTATACGATTGTCTTTGGTATACGAGGGGTTTGAAGAGTAATTAAACTCATCTGCGGTTGCTCTGCAAAATATAAGATTTGAATTTATATTAGTGTTGTTCTGGAACGTAGTTGCAGTTAATGAACCGCTGGAAAAACGCGTGGTAGCTAGATGATCCACAATCTCGTCGACGCTGGCTGAAACCATCAGGTCAGGAATAAACTTTGGTAAAAGCTCCCACTGATCAGCAACTGCGGCCTCGGTAAGAGCGCTTTTACCCATTATTTGTTTTCCTAGTGGTGAGTCGTCTGTGAGCTGTACACCGGCGACCATCGCAGATATCGAGCCAGATATTCTTGCGTCTGGATCTACTGCTCGGGTGCGTAGGGCATTCGTGGCCCCTTTTCCACCTAAGTTTAGAACAGCGATACCGGCGTCATAGAATATTAATCCTACGTGCTTTGAAGAATCAGATGAGTCAACTAGGTTACCAACTTCTCCACCGAATGTTCTTCTCCTGTGGTTTGAAGAACCGAAGTCCGTGAATATTTTAGCACTTCCGGTTGCAGTAGAAGATATATTAGGGGTGCTAAGAAAATATTTTTCGTCCGCCACAGAGTTCGAATCGTTACCAGCTGGTTGTGGATACATCTTTAAAGCAAATGTCTCTCTCTTTATTTTATCTCTAGAGAATAATCTCTTAAATGACACAAAACATGCACTGTCAACTTGATCGTTAGTTTCTACTGAGCCAAACGGCGTGGCGAAAAAAGCGTTAGAGTCACCTAACAAAGCTGATGCGTATTGCTTGTATATATCTATTTTTTCTCGCATCATCAATGATTGAGATGGAAATAACATTTTTCCAGAGTCCAATGTCTGTGTTAGCGATCCAGTGACGGGGTCCCCGGCCTGGTATAAGCCAACCGTCATATCCAGGATTGGGTTAGCAGTTTGAAGAGTAAAATCTTGATCGTATACAGTCTGGTATAAAGATGACGTAACACCAGGTCCTACACCACCAGTGACAAACATCTGATATGACTTTCTTGTTGCAGAGCCAGATATATCTTCCTGTATTACGTCGACAAGTTGATTTAAAACAGACCTAGCCGTTTTTTTGTCATACCTCTGATTAATTTCTTTTGTTGACCCAAACTGGGGTTCATGATTTGCTGACATTTTTCTTCAGTTCTCCTTAACCGTTATTGAGGACGTTTGATAACAACCGTCATATCAGATCTTGCACCGGACTGAAGTCCCTGGACTGAGAATGTTGTAGTTATCTGGCCGGTGTTACCTTGATCGCCATAATAGTTGAACAAGTTGTTTGATAATGCTTTTACTTTTAGTGTAAAAGTTAAAGCTGAGCCGTTCGTTAATCCGGTGGCGCTCCCTGGGGAGGCACTCATTACGTAGTGCGCAACATCATCACTGTCTCTGGAGTCAGGAGCGTCTCCAACTATTTCGAGGAATTTAGCTGGAATCTTCACTATAAACATACTGTCAGCTAACTCTGCATCGAGAGATTGCTCACCTTCTAGCTTTTGCTCAAACGTCACTCGCGTTTGGGGAGCGCCGCCGGCGGCTGTTGTCATAGCGATTGTGCTGGTGGTACCCACGATACTTAAGCTTGGAAGATTATACAACGCAGCGTTACCGTAAGTTAACAACCTATATTTTAAGGCAAGGTTTTGGTTCGTCTGTGCTTCAAAAACCGGGGTATTTAGCTCTATCTTTTGCTTTCCAACTGTTCTGCCGAACTTTTTTATTAAGGTATAGTCGACTTCATCGTCCCCAAAAGCAAATTTCACTATGCTAAATGACCCGTCGTTTCTGGACAAGGCTTCTCTGCCTGCGTCTGTTAACACGGCGTCAACTATGATATTATTTGTACTATTATCTAAAAATCCCATTTTTTTACTCCTTGACCAATGCTAAATATACGCTGGCACAAATAACGTAAAACATTATTATCTTTAATCATCTTCCCTGTCTTTTTCATCGGCGACTAGAATCTTTTCGCCTAGCCTTTGATCTTGCCGCTAATTCTTTTAATTTTTTAGCTCTAATAGCCGCCTTCTTAGAGCCGCTCGGCTTCGTACTCTTACCTCGACTAGACTCATTTTGTTCATTGTAGATTAGATCGTCAATTTTAATCTCAAACTTTTGTTCTAAAAGTCTGTCTGTATTTATAAACTGGAACACATATTTTGATACGGCATCGCTCGTGTTTGTTGAGAACACCGGTATGGACTCTCCGGTCTTATCAATAAGTGTATAAGCTTCAGGATCAAAGTAAATACTCACGTTTGTATGAGCTGAGTCTTTCATCGAGTCTATAAAAAAGTTCTCTTGAAGAGTCCAGTTTGGATATTGCTTTGGTGCGTCCTTAAAGCATACTAGCTTTCTGTCTATTCTATTTTTCGAAGAATTAAACACTACCCTAGTTTGAGTTGAATACCCGGAACTTAGCTGCCTAGCGTCAATAGACACGACTGCGTATATCGCACCAGACTCCTTGTTGAACTCATGATCTGTAAAAGCGTACACGGGGCGGGGGGACGCGACAACTAAGCCTGGATCAATATATTCGGAAGGGTCTGTTCGTATTATTGAGTCGTCAAAATCGAGATGAGCTAACAGCTCAAAAGGTTCAGAGGTTGTCTTTCTTCTAAATACTTGATAGTATTTTACATCACGCTGCGGATTAGTTGGTGGGCTCCAGAATATGTTTAGACCCCCAGTACTGTATTCGTAACTATATCTTACGTCACTCGGTGGATCAGGCTTAATATTCTCTGTGGCATCAAGCTGTACTGGTTGACTTGGCTTTGACGCGACTAAAAACTTGTAGCGGTATTTGTCTCCATCAGCTGTAGTGACAGGTACAAGAAATAATGACAGTGTTCTTGCTGTATACTCATATGTTTGCCCGTACGCGACTTTGCTATCGTATATGACGTTTGGCCGAGGGCCAGCAACTATTACTGGCGGCATTGGGTATTTCTTTCCTTTAAATACCCTTGTCTTTTCTATTAGTAAGCCGACAACAGCTGCTTGTGCTGGTATCACTTGTCTAGAATTACCGGCTGGCTGAGGTAATATAGACAGATGAGGTATGTTAAACTCTAGTTCGTCGGAGCGTGTCGGACTGATCTCACCGATTGTATTTGTTGAGTTCTTTAGTCTTGATGTAGCCAGAGTAAAGTTGGCATTAACAGTACTATCAAGTAACGACGTGCCTCTTTCCACAGATCTTCTTAGCATCATAGGGGCAAATGATGAATTTAACTGCACTCCAGATTGTATTCTGTCTAGACCCTGTGTTTGTTCAGCAAAGCTGGCTTGAGTCAATGATCCTATAGGGCTGTCATTAAGCTCTGGTGGTATCATCAATGATAAGGTGTCAGGATCTACACTGGTCGTTGCACATAATTTTGTTAGTGCTGATTGAGGGCTGTCACCTGACTCTATATATCTGTTAAGCTTCATAATCATTAGATTATGAAGCTCTTCTGAGATTAGGCTATTACCAATAGCAAATGCAGAGTATACATCTGACGTTGCGTTAGTTTCTGTTACGAGCTTACCAGAAGATAGCCAGTTAGTCAACTGTTTTTTAGTTGCAGTTAGAATAGATGACCTGTTAATATTCGCATCAGTCATACTAGCAGTATCAGAGAATGATATATCAATCTTGACAAGTCGAGGGACTCTAGCATTTATATTAGAGAAATCAGGGGATGATTTTCTTTTAAATCTATCGGGTAATGTTCCGTCTATATCGCTAAACCCTGATTCATCGATTGATTCATTTGGCGTAAAGAAATTGTATATAAACTTTGGTCTAACAGACACAACTTCTGGTGAATCAAAAACGTGGACAGGTTTGCTTGGATATGATGTGGTCACGGTTTATTAACTCCCTTGGTCATTACGTGGGTAGAGCCGTTCTACCCACTCGTTAGGTGCCGGTGGGCGGTTGTAGAAATTAACATGGCCATACCCTAACGTGATATAGACTTCGTATGAGATCAATGTTGGATCAAGCGTTTCAGGTCCAATATCTACCCTGGCATTCTGAGCATCAACGTTGGCATTGTTAGCGATATTGAGGTCTTCTTCCGGATTGTGACTATTGTTTTCATCAACCTCAAAATCTTCATCCTCAAATGCTATACATATATTTTTTTCAAAAATTGTACCTATGCTAATGTTCTTAGACTCTTTTTCGACGTCGAATAAAGTTCCATAACTATTTGCATAATCAAACGTAGAGTAGTAGAACGGATTATAGAAATCTTTTCTATTGATGTCTATTTTACCAGTTTCGTTATTATAGAGCATTAATTCTTTAAATTTGCGATTATCAGGATCGAACGCTAGGTTACTAGCACTTAAGAAAGACTCTGTACTTGTATCTACAAATCTAAACAGGCCTAGATCTATGTTCTTAGTAATGCTAATGTCTCTCGCTTCTTTTAGCATCGGGAATGATTTTTCCTCAAGGTCTATGTCGAATTGCAGGTCAAGGTAACCTTTAAAAGCCCAGTCACTTGTGTGGTTTATGAACAGCTCCATAGCTAGCTCTTCTCCGTACTGTGCAGTAAGACTCTCAACTAGGGTCGTGTCATATACTTCTGCTTTTTCAAAGTTGTTAGATATGTCAGTAAAAATAAATCCTTCGTCCCATGTTTCTTTAATAAACAGATTCCTGGAAAATTTATATGATATCGGAGTGTAGTTAATGTTTGGTTTAGAGTGATCTATTTTCTTAATAATGACTTGAAATACTTCATCTGCACTGCGAAGGTCATTATCTTGTGTTATTTGGTCTAAAGGTACAGGGGCACTTTCTAGACCTTGCAATAGACCAGAAGGTATACCTACAGCAATCACCTTACTGTTTGGTGTATGCTTACGCCTTATGAAGTCAGATGATAATACATCAATCATATATTCAAAAGATGAAGTACTCACTGTGTTGTCGTTTAACTTTTTTCCACCGTAGTTTAAATCTCTGCTGTTTAACTTCTCTTGATATTGTAGCAGCAACTTCACGACATCTCTGCTGGGCACAAGACCAGCCAAGAGCCTAGCGCCTAATGTTGTATTATCATGAACGCTAAGTAGCGTTTCATTAGACACCTCTAGCCAGCTCCTATTTACATTTTGAAAATACTGAATTAGTCCTGGAGCAAAACTTGTTAAAAAGTTAAACTCTTCTTCTATTTCGCTAATAGTACTCGCGATGTCTGGAAATGCCTCTGAGAACTCAGCCATCATAACATCCCGAGTCTCATGCGCAGGTATGTCGGATGGTGAAGTGCCACGCTGTGGTGGGAATGTTAGCATATTATCCCATACTCTGAGGTTGTGGTGCCGAGTGGAGAATGCAGGGAGGAGACCGGTTGAAGGCATGTGGTCTGACACATTGACGTTACCGATCGCGTAGGTAGGAGCCTCTACAAAAGTTACAGCGTTCAGCACCGCAAAATATACCTTACAATACAATGATGTATTTGCTAAGAACATCATATCCTTAGATACTCCTGAATAGTATGACACTCCCGGACTGCCTCTGTCACTGGTACTAGTTATATCTGGAAAAAATATCGGATCAGATCCGTCAGCTAATGTACCCTCAAACTCTATTATCTCGTCAAAAACGCCGCCTCCAGTTTTATCCATTAACGCTTCTTTAATATCGCGATTCGCCCACCTTATCTCGTGTGGGAGGGTTGTTCCAACGGGCGGAGCATTGGTTTGCGGACGAGCCTCGCCGGACAGGGCTTCGTGGATATGTTCCGCAAAAACTCCACAAATATCCTCGAACGTCCGGTTGAAGAGCGACTCTAATGTTCCAGAGTCTCCGTCTCCTAGCGGTTGTTCAAATTCGACTGTTGTTTCTTGAGCAGGAGCGAGTATATTTTGCGAAACGCCGGAGCCGTCTAGAGGCGGGGTAATAGTCATATTTCTAGGGATCGCTGTGAATGTTGTACTCGTTGTAGGTTGGTCGAGGCCAGTGTACCCGCCCGTATTACTTATAAGAAGTCGAGAGCTTCGGAACAACGAAGATGCGCCAGGTGGTGGTGATCCGGTGCCGTTATACTCAAACATTTTTTCCTGGCGAAAGGCAAGATACATAAGCAAAAAATCAAATAATCTCTGGTCTTCACCGCACATCCTTAAAACATGCGCAGCCAGTGTCTGATTTCGGTACCGACTAGACATGCTCGTCATCGAGTTGTAGCATCGTCGAAGGATGTTAGTTAATGGTCGGAGTGCTGCTTCAGCCGCTGTATTATCGATGGATTCTGGCACACAACATCTTTGTATCTGCTCGCCGGCGTACGTAAAGAGTGACGATGCAGCTTCATACGGAGATAGGTATGGGTTGTCTCCAACACCATCGTATGTAGCACGTTGAGATTGTGGCATAATTAACTGATCTGTGACATTATTGAACCGCGGATTTGCTGCTATCTCATACATCTCTTCTATAAAACCGCCAGCTGTCATCGCACGGGTTGATCCGTCGGAACCTACGACTTCACTGCTCTCGAATGGGTAGTTCATCCTAGTGTTTTCGCGGCGAGAATCAAAGAGCATACGATTTACTTTGCTTTGAAAGACGATGTTATTACCGGTCCCTGTATTTGAATTAGACGAGCCTGTATCTCTAAAGGCGGAAGGTAATCGTGTGGCGTTTTTATCAACGTTAAAAAGCTTATAAGGGTTAGTTGACTCTCTAGATAAAGAGCTTATTCCTTCAGTGCTTAAAGATACTCCGACACCATTTTTGGATAGATTTTGAGAGAATGAAACCTCCTTACCTATGATGTTTGTCAGTATTTTCATAGAAAGATGTACATCTTTAGTATATTCGTCCCGGAACTCCTTATACATGTCACGGGTAGCTAGCGCGGCTAATGGTTGAACACGTGCTCGTAAGCTGTCGTATATCCTCATAAGCCGAGTATCTGGTCTTTCCACCAGTTCTGGGCCCGGTATTATCTCTCTATCATTAACATCTTCGGCTAAGCGCGGGGTTGAGTAGTAGAGGGAGTCTGCGTAATTTATAAGATATGTGTATAGTAACTCAGTTGATGAAGTATTTCCACCTGTTAGAGAAAAAGCGCTGTTTGCTTCTTCAACACCAGGTAGGTTTATAATCTTTAGAGAATCAAAAAAGCGTAATCTAGCGTTTATATGATCTTTTAGGTCTTCTGCGAATGGAATTTCTGGAAACCTTGTATTAATAGATCTTTGGAGCCCTTGAGAGTCTTTTAGGTCTAGGTCTCCCAACGTATCAATGTTCAGCATTCTTGCTGCTCTTTTGTATAATATACTATCGTACGAAAGATCAGCTGTCTTATCTCCTATACTATCAAAGCATGGTACAAAATCGCATAATGCGAGAATAACTGGCGATACTGCTTGGTTATAAGATATATCTGTCGTTGGCTTAGGGAGTACTTCTGCTTCGGCGCCTTTGTCGGTATTGTTATTGTTATTTGTATTGGATGAAAGGTCTCTTATAAATGAATCACCAGATTTGCCAGTAGGGTCGTATTCGTTTGTTTTTGATCCATTATCTTTTTTATTTCTAAGTACTTTTAAATTGTTATCTTGATTAGCTTTGATTTGTGCAGCTCTAGTAGTAAACTGCTGTTTAGACGGACCTTCCCTTGTTGCCTTTGACTTAGAGCCTTTTAATTGGTTCCTTCTTACTTTCCGGCCTTTTACGGTGGTGGAAGATTCAGCAGTTTGCTGAGCCTCAACTGGATCTGGTATTACCTGCGCTTCAGCATTTTGAAGGTCATCTAGCCGAATGTTTCTTAATAGCATATCCTCTAAGGAAACGAACGAATTACTCTCCTCAGCTGAGGCTAGGGAAAACTTAAGATTGTATAATAAGCTGTTTGACATTATTTATCTCTGATCGCTGTTATAATGCTTGTATCACTAAACATACTTTTAGCGTTAATAGATCCTAACGCTGTTAACAATTGTGGGTCAATCGGCTTAGACTCAAGCGAGCTTATCTCTTCGTAAAATAAGTTTACAGCTATAATCTCGTATCGATATTTCATGGAGCTAACAATATTACGGTCTTTATAAAAAAACCTAGATGATGATGCATCACAGTGAATCGTATCTATCACTACAGATCCCCCTCCGGCCTTAACACATATCTTAAAATGATCTATCATGGTAAGGTCTCCATCATATACCCAGGAGACCAAATTGTACATTTTATTCTTTTCGTAGCTTATCTCTTTAGGGGAGTTGCTAGGGGCTATTAAAGAGAAAGTTTTTTTAGCCTGTATAGCTGTCCTTCCAGCCAAAATTGGATCTGAAGGAAACAGCTTACTAGATAGAAACGGATTATTTTGCTTATGAGTTGAGGGTATAACGCCCGTTTGTCTGGTAATTGGGTTTGCTAACTTTGATATATTTTTATTAAAGCGAGTTAAGGTCGTAGGGTCTATTTTGCTCTTTATAACATTGGGGAATAAGCTATCCGCGGTATTTATTAGAGCAGTGGCAGCATAAACGTACCTAGTGCCAGGTTCAGGAGCGCTTACTCCTGATGCTTGCCTTGATAAATCGTTGTCTACAAACTTCCCGCTTTCGACGACACCGAAAGTCTCAACTTCTCCTGTTGTAAGATTTTCCCTATCAACAAGAAAGTTTACAAGACCACTAAACTTCTCTCTATTTTTATCAAACTCATCAGAAAATAATTGCGACTGGCCGTCTACAGTCAGCGCGTCCTTAATTTTCTTGAAGCCGATATCAGTAAACTTACCGTCAAGACTAAACTCAACGTCGCCCGGTGGACCACCTATAGATGACGCCGGTGAGCTCATGGTAAATGATACGGGGTTAGCGGTATCGTGCATCGGTATATCTATAATGTATGGCGTACCACGCACTGGACCTTTTATTCGGGACACCCCAATAGGAACGTATCTATACGTTCTTGCTTGCTTGGCTGACGAATCTGTAAACATTACTTCTGTGGTCCCAGGATATACATTTACAGTTTTTGCATTGTTATCGCCGATGTATACATATCCAGGGCCTTTGCCTGAACGTGCATTGGCAAAGGAGTTATACGTTAGGTCATAGCGTCTAACTTTTATAGCCACAATGTCATCCGTAGGTATATCTGCTACAATGACGTTTACGACACCGTCAAAATAGTCACCGTCATAAGAAGCGTTTGCTGTTAATGCATCAGCCACCGGGGCTAGACTAAGTGTGCTTGGTGGTACTATACTATGTGAAAAATCGTCAGAAGGATCTCCATTTTCTCCGTAAGATATTGCTCTATAAATCAACGACTTATTTGATATTATTTCGTCTCTATATACGAGTGATTCTCCTTTGTTTAGCGGGGCATCAAAAATAACTTCCCACTTAGTACCATATCCTGAGCCACCAGCTGCGGGTGGTGCTTTTCGGCGAAAAACCTTTATACGCTTTCCGACATCATCAAGTTGTGTGACTGCCACTCTCGTATAGCGCGTAGATCTTGAAGTATTTAGCGAAGGTGGAAGTGTCGGTGTAAGAAAATCCCTAAGGCGCTTTGAGTGGGAAACATAAAAACCTACGCTAGACCTCCTTACACCATTTGGGTCATTTAATCGAGCGGCAACGAAGAATGTTGATAGACCTTGTAGTATGTCTTTTCTTATAGAAAGCTTAACTTTTACCGTTTTATATTTTTGAAAGAAAGAGTATGTAGCAGATTTAGGTACTGCGACAGGAGGTAAATATACCATATCAGTCACTCTATTTGCCAGCTCTGGATTGGATATAACTTTTTCTATTCTGTTTCTAATGCTTAAAGAACCCGGGTCTACTTGATTAGCGACTACTTTATTTGAAACAGAAACAGTACTAACTTGTGGGCCTGGGGCATTTAAGTCATTGCTCGTAGGTATAATGTTACGTAAGTTTTCAGGCTTAATAGTTGGAGATAAACTCTCTACACCAGATCTGTAATTTATATAAGGCTCTCTCTTTTTTGAACTAATAGTTGTGATATTATCGAAAGGAGTAACCGTGCGCGCTTTTGTTGCTGTGCTTCTTATCGAGTTAGATAGTAGACGATCTTTAGCTTCAAAAGCAGAAGCAGCGTCTATATCAGTAGATGTTCTACTTACTGCACTGTAGTTTGGTGGTATATGTAAGCCTAACGACACCTCTTTAGATGCGATAACCGTGCTAGCGGTCTGATCGGCGGACGCAATGAGAAGCGCTTCTTGTCCAAGGTCGTCGCGCGTGGTGGCGAGCTCGAATGAATAGGTTTGGTCCGGTCTACTACGATATATTTTATGC